ATAATCCATTCTTCAACCTTATCACCAACAGGTCCAAGAAGTTGGAGTGTTAAATCTTTCTTGTAGAATTCAGCGTATCCATCACGACCCGTGACCGATTCGTGGTGAAGACGGACCCATTCCATAACTGCCTGTGCACCTGACGGTACAATTGGATCATAGAGCGTCATTTCCATTGTTTGCCATACACTAACACCTTTCACGAAACGAACAGTATTGATATGCGGTAATTTAATTGCTTCTTGATTCAATACAGGTCGGGCAACTTTCTTTACGAGATACGCGGGAATGCCTTCAATCAATAATAAAAATCTATTTTTGACTTTTGGTTCAAACGCTGTGAAGAAAATTTCGTTTTCGGCTACTATATTGTTTGCCATTTGTATCTCCTAACTGATTTAACTATAAATAGTCGATAAAGTAAAAATATAACTCAATTTATTACGCCCCAGGAAATACTGCACCTGTTGGGAGAATGTTGAATTCAAGTTTAATGAATTCAGCAGTTTTTGTTGGTTGAAGATACAGTTGACCAACTAAGATATTACGATCAATTACATCTGGTGTATTATTGGTTTCATCCATAATAACACGGAATGCGTACAGACCTGATCGTTCTTGCACATTTGCTAAATACGGATTAGCGATATTCAAGAAACGACGACGAGTTGCTTCAACATTTTGTTCAAATACAAGGAACCGTGCCGAACTTGCGATAAATTTCTTCACTGCGATTAATAAGCGACGAACATTGATTCGATCAAGTGCCGATGCTCGACGTTGTAATGTCTTTTGACCCCACACGCAGATACCTTGTCCTGGGAACTGAGCAATTGGGTTGACTTTTCCTTCATACAATTGATCTCGTTGTGCTTGTGCCAAACGAGTTCTAACACCGGCTGCTCCTGGAATTCCACCACGATTTAAACCTGCTGGTGCAAACCATTCTGCTGCTACATTGTCATTGTATGCATATACTTCTGGTAATGATACCGAAGGTGGTACAAATACTAACTTATTGATATTGTCATCAAGTACTCGAATCCACGGGAAATATCCTGCCGCGTAACTTGTATCAAGTAATGCAGCTTGATCGACCGCCGCTGTGATGGTTGAACTTGCTTGTGCCAAATCCAGAATGTAGAAACAATCACCACGAGATTCACATATATTCAATGCGTAATTTGCAACATACGGATGTAATTCATACACGATACCAGGTAATACTAACAAGTTAATATCATATACATCTGGGTTTGCGATATTATCCAATGCTTTCTTATATGCCTTGGAACCATCACTTACACCAGTTTGACAATTAAATCCTTGTGTATTTGTCGCAGTAATTGCTTCGTACATGTTAATAAATCGTGCCGGATTATCACCATCAAATCCACCTTGGAACGGTACAGTAAATTTCAAATCTTTAGTTACCGATGAGTAATCTAAGTAGTTTGTTGTTACTGCATTTCCACTGTCATCATACAATTCATTTGATGGTAGATTTTCTAAACTAAATGCTGTTGCTGCTCCCAATGTAGTTGATCCACTTGGAAGTGGTGCTAGATACGACATATTAGTATTTAATGAATCGGAATAGGTAAATCCATAGAATTCAAAACTATTACGAATTGCTTGTGTACTATATCCTCGGGTACTACCAGAAATCCACGATGATGACAAGAATGTCGGAGCAATTATCTTACTAATTTCTGTTCCAATCGGTGTACTAAGCGGAGCAAATCCAAATGGTACTGCGTCCGTTGGAACATCATTTGCACCAGGTGCCATTTCTACACGAATGTAAATAGAAGTATTTCTAAATTCACCTTGGAAATACCGTTCACCCGTAACAGTGTCATCATACGGAGCACTGTTACCAATGCGGCGTGCAATGTAATTTGGACTGTCTGGATCCATTGTTAAATTATCGTATTGTTCAAGTACGACCGCACGTTGATCGGTGTCGGCAGCATCTCGTACAACCAATGTAAATGTGCCCCAATCTCCATCAAATTGTCCTTTCTTTGGACCGAGGATGGATACTTTGACATCATTATTAGCAGCGTTGCCATCGGACAATGTATGAATCTTGAAAAGATTTAACTTTTGTCCACCTAATGTTTGTGATTGAATATACGGTGTACTTGCATTGGTATATATTCCAAAAATACTACCTGAGAGATTCAATGCTGCTGAGCTAGTTGCGGCAGACATACTGACCGCGGCACCTGCTGCTGTTACGGCCTCAGGGAAAACTGAATAGATATATCCTCTACTATTTCCATCGGGACCAAATCCAAGATATTTTCCTACAAATGATGCTGCGGTTGTTGTGGTACTTAAACCACTTGAACTGACTAACATTGACCCAGAACCCAATTGCAATGAGAAATTTGTTGCAGGTCCTGTTGCGGTTATACTTGTTAATGTACTACCAGATGTTGTTGGATGAATCACCGCATATACAAACGAACCACTAGATCCAGTTGCGAATAAAATGGCGGATTTATTTACTGCTGAGTCGTATCCATCCAATCCAAGAACACGCACTACGGTTGCTCGTCCTGATTCACGGAGGTAATTCTTTACCGTAAGACCAAGGAACGATTTGTTATCAGGGGTACCAAAAATGTTTTCAAATTGTTGTTGACTTTCAACAATCGTTGGAATGAATGCTGGACCTTTTGGTGTGGGTCCAATAAATGCCCCGCCGATTTCAGAAATGCCTTGTTCTAAAAAACTAAGGTCACGTTCTTGCGTGAAAACGCCAGGACTAACAATGCGTTCTGCCATACGGAATCTCCAATATTACTTATTTCTCAGGGGTAAATACACCGGTATCGATGTCTAATGAACCTACGCCATACTTTTCCAGTAACCCATTAATTAATGATTTTTCTTTTTCTAACAAACTTTTATATGTACTAGTTTGTTCAATCAATTTATTTTCTAGTTCTTTCGTTTCTTCTTTTAAAAGATCCATTGTTAGTTTTAATTGACCAACATTAGAAATAACCGTCACTACTTGTTCTCGCAATTCTGTAACCGACGAAATTTCTTCTTCGGTTAGTTTGATTGTCTCGTTCATAAAAAACCTCGTTATTATTGATTATAATATCATCTGTATCATAAATATAGGTTATTTTCGTCAAACATTGCTTTTAACGGGTTTCTGTTTCGGTAAAAGTAACTACTTTTTTAACGGAGAATCTTTCTTGTGTTGTCTGCATCAATCTACCGTGTTTATCGACCATTCGTTCTGGTAAGAGATATGCCGAAACATTCAATGTAAATGTGGTTTTTACTAAACGGTCTTTTTCCACAGGTAAACTATTATCCATTTTATATTCGTCTATTCTGGTACGGAATTTATACCGATTACGATCACCCCAGTATTCATCGTCTTCAAATGACACTTGTTCTATAAGTTTATTCATTTGTTCCATGTATTCTGTCCAAATCACACATTCGTAAGTAAGATCAAAATAATCGGGGGTGACCGTAGTAATGTATTTTTTTACGGGTTTAATCCCATTTACCGCAGCAAATCTGTCATACGGATTGTATTTATTCCATCCCGTTTCAAATGTCCGTTCCAAATACTTATTTACCGATGAATTTCTGTCTGTACTTTTCTTCATACCCGACCGACGAAGCATAATTAACGGTAATTGAATTTTACCTTTATAATCACGAAGTACACCATCTGTTTGAACGCTTTTCCATCGTTCTGGATTTCCATAAATAATAGGTACTTTAACTTGTCGATTGTCTTGTGTTACCAAAGGACGAATTCGTTGATTTAAATATTGTATAAGTGTTTCATCAATATTCATTAATGTGATGGTAATAGGAGCTGAATTGTCCCCATCAGATTTTATATCAAGTCCACGATTTTGTTCGGTATCTGGTATATCTACTCCGGAATTATACTCAGGGAGTTTGTTTGCCGTTTGCTTACTGTAATCAGCCATTTGCACCTGGTTCCTCAATGTTTAGACCACTGATACGAGTTAAATGTGCATCACATAAGATAGATAACGAATTGTGCGGTTGTCCGGCAACATATTGTGTATCATTCATGTTATCAATTTCATAATAACTGTCGTCGTACTTAATAATATCACCAATTTCAGGATATACTTGTACTTCTTCTAATAATTTACGAGCAAATCTAAATTCAACAGCTTGCTCAATATCTACACCAAAACCAGATGTAGTATCTGCGATATTTTTCTTGTACTTAACCAATGATTTTAATTCAACTCCTGTGTATCGTG